CCCATACCCATCATCGATGAAATATCTTGTTGTTGTAGTTGTGGTAATAAACTAGCCATACCGCCGTATTGACCACCGAAACCACTTAATGCACCTGCTGTTTGTTGACCTAGTCCTGCTAATCCTTGACCACCCTGTAGCCCCATACCGAACTGTTGTTGTCCTAAAGCACCTAGTTGTGAGCCTTGTTGTAGTTGATTAGCAAATCTTTGTTGGTCAATGTTAGATAACTGCTGTCCTTGTTGCATTTGATTAGCAAATCTTTGTTGGTCTAAAGTATTTAACTGTTGTCCTCTAGACATTGCATTATCTATTGCTGCTTGTTCAGAAGCGTTTAATGCTTGACCTGTATTTAATTTAGCCTGTGCTTGTTGTGCTTCTAAACTTCCCAACTGTGAAGCTCTAGCTAATTGATTTTGAGCTTCAGTTGAAGAAAGGTCGCCAAACTGCCTACCTCTTGCTAAAGCACTTTGTGCTTCTTGACCTGCGAAACCACCTAACTGTCCTGCTAATCCTGACTGTAATCCTGCAAGACCTGCTTGTCTTTGCTGCTGTGCTTCAAAAGCTTGTTGTGCTCTATTTGCTGCATCAGAATAACCACCACTACGGATAGCTCCTACTTGTTCTGCTGCTCCTCTTGCAACATTTTCTGCAAGTTCATCACGTCTCATTCGTGACCTAGAACCGCCAAAAGCTCCTCCACTAACAGCTTCGTCTCTAAGACCCATATCACTTTTAGCTAACCCTTCTCTAACGTCTTTTAGTGTTTGTTGTACTACGTCTTCTTCAAATGGATTATAAAAACTTGCTATTCCTCTAGGGTCAAAACTTCCTGTAGAACCATAACCTGTTTGTTCTGCTCTACTTAATCCTGCTCTAGCACCACCGAACTCTGGTCTAGCTGACGCTGTTTCAGTTCTAGCTAAATCTAAATTAGGTGCACCCGCCCTAGTTAACTGTTGAGCTTCACTAAATCCTGGAACTCCGCCCATAAGGTAATCTCTACCAGACTGACCAAATCGTGCTCCTTCTATAAGACCTCTACCTGATTGTCTTTGTTGTGCTCCTGCTAATAAGTCTCTACCTGTAGTGTCGAATTGAGCACCTCTAGTAAGGTCAGCACCTAAACTAGATAATCCTCTACCTGCACCAAGACCTGCTGTAATTTCGTCTTGTCCTCTAGCTAATGCTCCTCTAGATATTCCTGCTGCTTCGTCTAGTAAATCTGCCTGTGCACCTAAGTACGGTCTGTAACTACCAATCGCTGAATCAGCAAGTTCCATACCATAAAGTTCTCTAGGGTCAAAATCAGCAACTCTTTGTCCTGTGTAAGTAAATGGACTTGAATCAGCTTGACCTAAGTTTTGAAACTGTTGCCTTAAAAACTGTTGTGCAAAAGGAAATATATCCTGTTGTAAAAACTGCCCTATATACGGGGCGGGGGCTTGACTGGAATATTCTTGTTCTTCTCTAGACGCCATATCTCTTATTTCCCATTTTGTTAAATTTATCTAAAACAGCAATTCCTTTAGCATGACTGCCGCCACCTGCTGCATCTACTGCCGCTTTGGATAACATATATTCTCCGTTACTTGCCATTACTGGTATTAAATCATCTTTTGGACCACCTGGACCTCGCATAGGACCCCCATTAGGCATAAACATTGGTCTTTGTAATACTTTGCCTTCGTTAGCAAAAGTTACACTAGAACCCCCAATAGGTGAAATTTTATCTAACTGGTTTCTTCTTCTGTTAGAGTTTCCAGGAAGTGTTTCAGTTTTCACTAAACTGCCTTTACGTTTTTTATCGTTTAAACCAAATAATTCACCAAACAAAGCTGAGCCTATACTTCCCAAACCACTATATATTGCATCAGACACCATAGGATTTTGGTTATCTATAAACGATTCTACTTTTTGTAAGTTTGTTAAAGGATTTTCAGGCATAGGAACATCAGGCATTTCAAAGTTTATATCTGCCATCATTTGTTCTTCTAATAAATCTTCTGGTTTTGGTTCCGCTATTTCAGAAAAATCTACATCAACAACACCCGATAAACTTTTTGGTTTATCTTCAGGAATAAGACCTTGTTCTTTTAATAAAGCCATTAATCCTAAATTACCGCCGTTAGCCCTGTTTAAATAACCACCAACAGCCATACCTGCAATACCGTATTGGTCTAAATCAGCTACATCTACCCCTGCTTCTTCTAGTTGGGCTAATATCATTTCTTTTTGCCCATCTTCTGGAGAAGTTAAATTTTCAAATTTAAAATCACCAAATTCTTGAACCTCACTACCCATTATAGGATTGATGTCTATATCTGCTCCTGGGGTTAACGAAGGAGAAGTTCCACTACCGATTTGTGCAGGCATATCGGGGTCGCCAACAATTTTTTTAGTGATTAAATTTGTTCCCACCCCAACCGCTATGGCTGTCGCTATACTTGCTAACGCCATTAAATTTTCTCCATTATTTTATCTATTTGTTTTATATCAAAACCTTTTAAGTTTAGTTTAGAAAAATCATCAACTGTTATTTCATTTACAACGTCATCTATACTTAAACAATCTGTTCTATGTACTGTTATAAAAGTACATTCTTCATGAATATATAAAACTCTTTTTGTTCCTGCTTCAGTTATTCCATGAAAAGGTGCTTTTATACGTTCTACTCCATCATTACTGTAGATAGAAGCTTCTCCTTTCATAATAAAGAAAGGATGATTTTTAGCATGTATTTTAGTTGTAACTAATAACCCTTTAGGCATGACAATTTGTCTTATATATTGACCATCTGCAAAGTTATGCGTAACAGCCCCTTCAGTCTGACCTGTTATTTGGCTGTTTAAATCTTGATTATTGTTTTCTTCGCAGTGTTTAGTAATCGCTGCTTCAAACTCTTTTATTTTATTTTGAAACTTTATTTTATTTTCTTTATAATCAAAAAACTCACAAGCTTCTTGATAACTTAGTTCTGGATTCTTGATAAGAGATAAAGCCATTAGAAACGGCTCCTAGATTTTATCTTTTTTCCTTTAGACGTGTATATATAGAAGTCCGAACGGCTCCCTTTTTTCTTTAGGTATGTCTTCTTATCTACTCCAGTCATTGTTTCTCCAGCGTGTTTACACGTATTTGCGAGTTAAAGCTCACCCCGTAAGCTGCAGCACAACGGCTGATATATTGATTATATATCAAAAAGTGTATATTTTTAAAGGTTTTTCTTTACCTTTTACTTTTATTGGTTTTAGCGGTTTCAAAGTTATGCCTGAATATTTTTCTGTTTCTTTGCCTATAAGTATGTTTACACCCGCTTCTTTAGTCGCTGATTCTAGTCTAGCAGCGGTGTTTACAGCGTCTCCTATAGCTGAATAATCAAATCTAGTATCACTACCCATGTTGCCTATAACAGCTTCGCCTGTATTTACACCTACTCCAATCTCAACACCAATATCGGCTTTTATTATATTTTCTTGTATTTCTTTAGCACATTCTACTGCTATGCTTTCGTGGTGTAGTAAATCCATAGGTGCATTAAAGATAGCCATCATTGCATCTCCAATATACTTATCTACCATGCCACCATATTTTTGCACTGCTTCTGATTGTATAGTTAATGCTTTATTCATTATTGTTGTTACTTCTTCAGGAGGTAACGTTTCTGATAAAGCTGTAAATCCTCTAACGTCTGTGAACAAGAAAGTACATCTTCTTTTTTCTCCTCCTAGTTTTAATAAGCTAGGGTCTTTTTGTAAACGTTTAACTTGTCGTGGGTCTAAGTAATGTTCAAACTGCTTTTTAATTTGTTGCCTTAATTTATATTGTTCTCTAAATCTTAAATAAAAAGCTATGGCTCCTGTGATAAACTGAGAAACTAAAGACCACGTAATATCTATTAAAACACCTGTAGTTATGCTGTAATAACCGTAGAAGCCCGTTAAAGCCATCGTAAGTAAAGCTAAGCTTACGCCCCACGTTATACCTAAATAGCTTATAAAAGCCCATACGAGCCCTACAGACGCTATGAAAATAAGTAGTTCTAAAGCTAGGGCGTAATCTGGTATAAAAGGACTATTTTGAATTAAAAGAGACTCTGCTAGTGCTGCTTGTATTTTATGCGGTTCTAGTAAACCAACTGGTGTAGCAACCTGCGGCATAACGCCGTTAGCGGTTACACCTACAAACACAAACTTACCGTTTACATCCATTTCTTTTAAATTAGTTTCTGGTGTATCTACCCAACTAATCCACTTACGACCAAGACTATCTGTTTTGACAGGCGGTATACCTCGTATAGCTATTTCTTGTATACCGTTTTCGTTTGTAGTTATGATGTAGCTTTTTACACCAAACAAGGCTTTATATATTTGTGTGCCAAAAGAAGCTACCCAACCGTCAGGTGTTCGTAATAGTAAAGGAACTCGTCTAACTAGTTGGTCTACTTCGGTGGGAGCACTGGCGATTCCTTGTAATATATTTTGATAGGTGTAGAAATTTTCCTTGACTCCCGTTGTAAGTATACCACCAGTATCATTGCCTTTTATAACAGTTCCTGTGGTTTTAG